TTTTAGCAAAGTTAATGGAAGTGTTCAGTAAAAATCAAACAGTATTAGATACTTTTAATACAGCTATGACTGCTTTAGAATTAGCTTTTAATGATTTGTTTACATTCTTAAGTAATAATATTGGAACTATTACTGATTTCTTTAAAGATATATTTGAAAACCCTAAACAAAGTATTATTGATTTTGGCGACGCTATAAAGGATAATCTTATAGAAAGGTTTATGAGTTTGTTAGATGTCTTTGGTTTTTTAGGTAAAGCTCTAGAAGAATTAATGGCAGGAAAATTTGGAAATGCTATTGATGAAGTTAAAAAAGCAGGAATTGAAATGGCTGATGTTTTTACAGGAGTTGATAATACTTTTGAGAAAGTAAAGGAAACATTAGAAGAAACAACAACTGCTATTATTGATTATACAAAGTCTACAATAGACCAAGCAGCAGCTACTACAGCATCAGCAAAAGCTGCAATATTTGCAGGTGCAGAATTTCAAAAACTAAACGCTCAATTCTTAAAAGATGCAGAACTACAAAGACAAATAAGAGATGATGAAACAAAGTCTTTTGCAGATAGAATTGAAGCTAATAATAAATTAAAAGAAACTTTATTAGAACAGCAAGAACTTCAAAGAGAACAAGTGCAAATAGCTATAACAGCTGCTGAAGCTCAAGTTGCTCTGAATGCTAATGATGAAAATAAGTTAGCTTTAATGGAAGCTCAAAATGTTGAAAGAGAATTAGAAGAAACTATTACAGGACAATTATCAGAACAAAAGACAAATGCTGTATCTTTAGAAAAAGAATTACTACAAGTACAAAAAGAATTAAGAGCAGAAGGTCTATCAGGATTACAAAGGGAACTACAAGACTTACAAGATGCTTATGACTTAAAGCTAGATATGGCTAGAAAGTCAGGTGCAGACACTACTGCTATAACAAAGCAATTTGAAAAACAAAAGACAGAAGTAGTACAAGCTAATCTAAATGAACAACTAAGTGCATTTTCAGGACTTGCTTCATCTTTAAGCACATTAGCAGGAGATAACAAAGCATTAGCAGTAGCTTCAGCAGTAATAGATACTTATGTAGGAGCGAATAAGGCTTTTGCACAAGGAGGAGTTGCAGGATTTGCTACAGGTGCAGCAGTTATTGCAGCAGGATTAAATAATGTTAGAACTATTTTAACTACAGATGTTCCAGGTTCAGAAGGAGGAGGAGGTTCAGTACCTGCTGAAGCTCAAACACCAGCACCTCAAATGATGTCAGGAGCTTTTGATTTATCAGGAGGAGTAGCACCAGACCCTGTTCAAGCCTTTGTCGTTACAGATTCAATGACAAACAGTCAAAATCAATTAGCAAATATTAGAAGAAGAGCAACAATTTAAATATCAAATAAACTAAATAAAAATCTATTATATACTATGCCTTGCGAAAAATGTGAAAACGGAAAATATAAATGGGGAAAGACAGGAAGCTGTACTTACGACTCTGTTGCTGAATGTGAAGAAGCTAATAAAGACTATTACGAAAAGACTACTGCAATAGTTGAACTTGTAATTGCAGACGATAGTCAAGAATTAGCAATAGACGCTATTAGTCTAGTAACGAGTCCTGCGATAGAACAAGACTTTGTATTCTTTGGTAAAGAAAAAAACAACTTGACATTCGCTAAAGTAGATGAAGAAAAGCGTATGTTAGTAAGTCCTGCTTTAATTCCTAACAAGCAAATATTTAGACACGACCCAAACACAGACTCAGATTACTATGTTTACTTTTCAAAAGAAACAGTGCGTAAAGCATCTGAATTGTATTTAAAACATAACAACCACCACAAAGCTACTTACCAACATCAAGACAGAGTTTCAGGTGTTTTAACAGTTGAATCCTGGATTAAGGAAGGAGATAGTGATAAGTCTAAATTATACGGCTACGACTTACCTAATGGAACGTGGTTCGTTAAAATGAAGATTGAGAATGATGACCTTTGGAAAAAGATAAAAGATGGAGAACTAAAAGGTTTAAGTATTGAAGGCTACTTTACAGATAGAATGGAAGCTATGTCAGAAAAGCAACCAACTAATGAAGAAATACTAAAAGCACTAAACGAAATAATTACAAAATCAAACAAGTAACTAATCTTTCTATTATATATAGAACTTAAAAGAAAACTATGGATATTAAAGAACAAATTTTGGTAGCACTTGGTCTTGACAAAGGCGAAGAAGTAGTAATGGCTTATCAAGCGAAAAGCGAAGACGGAACTATTTTTGTAAGTACCGCAGAAGAGTTAGAAGCAGGTGTAGACATATCAGTTCTAACTGAAGACGGTACTACTATCTTATTACCTGTTGGAACTTACAAGACTGATACAGGAGTTACTTTCAGAGTAGAAGAAGAAGGTATCGTTGCTGAAGTTATGGAAACTGAAACTGAAGAAGTAGTTGAAGAAGAATTAGCTGATGAAGATAAAGATTTAGCTGAGGTTGCAGACATTGAAGATTGGAGAGGATTAGAAAAGAGAATCCAAAACCTAGAAGATGCTGTAGCTGACCTTAAAAGAGATAAAGACGGAGGAGATGATGAGGTTGAAGAAATGGCTGAAGTAACTGAAGAGCCTTCTACTAATCCAAAATCTATTAAGACTACAGAAGTAGTTGAGTTCTCAGCAGAAGATGAATTAGAGAAGTTAAAAGCTGAAAATGAAAAACTAAAGACTGAGTTAGCAGAAGCACCTGCATCTGCACCTTTAGATACAAATAAATTTAGTGCAGACAAAAAGACTGTCTTATCTAAAAAAGATTACAGAAGATTATCTAGCAAAGATAAATTCTTACACGACTTAAGAAAATAAATTAATAATTAAATAAATAAAAAACAATAAATTATGGCTTTTACTACAACAAGCAATTTTGCAGGTAAGGCAGCAGGATTTTACATCTCAGCAGCGTTACAACAAGCAAACTCACTAGAATACTTAACGATGATAGAAAATATCAAGTTTAAGTCTAACATCCAACAAATGTCTTTGAATGCTGATGCAGCAGGTGGAGGTATTGTTACAGCAGCAGGTTGTGATTTCGTAACATCAGGAGACCTTGACCTAACAGAAAAAATCCTAGAACCGGCTAATCTACAAGTTAATTTGCAACTTTGCAAGTCTGTACTTTTGGATTCTTGGGAAGCTTTACAAATGAGAGCAGGAGCAGGCGCACCACCACCTGCATCTTTTGATGACTATGTTATCTCTTATATGGGAGAAGTTATTGCTAATAATGTTGAATCTAACATTTGGGCAGGAACTCAAAATGCAGCAGGAGAGTTTATCGGATTTACAGGAGCAGGAGCAGCAGGATGGTTAAGAGCAGGAAATGATGCAACAGTAGTACAAGTAGCATTAACAGCAGGAGCAGGTGTTGCACCAACTGCAGGAACTATTATAGCTAATATGGAAGCAGGATTAGATGCTATGCCAACAGGTATTATAGGTAAAGAAGATGTCTTTGTTTATGTTAACCAAAGAAATTACCAATTATACATCCAAGCTGTATCTTTATTAGGATATGTAAACGCTTACAATATGAATGGAGATTACGAGCCAAGAATTAATGGTTACAAAATTGCAGTTTGTAATGGTTTACAGAATGCAGCTATAGTTGTAGCTCGTAAGAGTTCATTATTCTTTGGTACTGACCTTATAAGCGATACTACTAGAATCCAAATGCTAGATATGGCTAATCTGGACGGAAGTGATAATATGAGAGTTGTTGCTCGTTACAGTGCAGGAACACAAACAGGAGTAGGTGCTGACATCGTTCTTGTATCGTAATTAAATAAATAATACGGAAGGAGGGGGTAAAACCTCTCCTCCCTTAACCTAATAAAAAAAACACAATGGCTTGTACAGCACTAACAAAAGGTAGGGGACTCGACTGTAACAGAATCAGTGGAGGAATAAAATTCGTTTATTTCGGAGTTTACGACCAATTTACAGCACCAATTGAAACAGTAGGACTTCCTGTTACAGCAGGAGAAGTTACTGATTTAGAAATGGGAGCAAATGACTTATACAGATACACTATGCCTCTAGGCGTAGCAAGTTTAACAGATACAATCGTAGGTAGTCGTGAAAATGGAACTATTTATTACACACCTACTTTAAGTGTTATCTTAAACAGACTTACAAAAGAAGACCAAAATCAAATTAAACTTTTAGGAGCGACTAAACTAGTATGCTTTGCACAATTAAATGCAACTTTACCTTCAGGAACAGATGTTATTGTTGCTTTAGGAGTTACTAACGGAATGGAACTTAATGCAGGAACTATGGACTCAGGAGCAGCATTCGGAGATAGAGGAGGTTATACACTTACTTTTGACGGAATGGAAGCAGAGCCTTTTCCAATGGTAGCAGACTATCCAATAGCAACAGGGCCTTTCACAAATGCAGGGTTTAATTTTGGTGCAATAGTTACATCTTAATTTTCTTATCTGTTTTCTTATAATCTTAAAAGGGTAGCTTAATTGTTACCCTTTTTCTTTTCCAAACAAAAACAGACTTTTTCTATTATATAGTATGATACAAGGATTCACAGAGACTAATATAAATGCA